AAAGGTAGCTCAGAACGGCCTCGATATGTTCAAGCAGGAATACCCTTGTAACCCAGAGGAAGCATTCCTTACTACCGGACGCCCTGTGTTTGACACTGTAGCTCTAGCTAACCGGGTTCCCTGCGTTAGACCGATCCAAAGCAGAATGGCCCTTACCCTCGGCAAAAGGGAGGAACACCCCCTTGGGGAACTACTTATGTACTACCCCATTGACCCAGGTGGTACCTACTACATTGGTGCTGACGTTGCTATGGGGGTCAGGGGAGGGGACTACTCGGTTGCTCAGGTACTAGACGAGAACAAGAGACAGGTCGCTGCATGGCGATCACACGTTCACCCAGACTACTTTGCAGAAGTCCTAGCCAAGTTGGGTACTCTCTATAACACGGCTAAGATTGCCGTCGAGAGTAACAACCACGGTCTTCTAACAGTCAGCCTTCTGTACAAGGTACACCACTACCCAAACGTGTTCACCAATGTGGTTGAAGATACGATCACAGATGTGGACACACCCAAGCTTGGATTTCAAACCAACACTAAGTCCAAACCCATGATCATTGATGATCTTAGGGCCTCTCTCCGTATTGGGGAGATGGAACTGAATGACCGCATAACGATCCAGGAAATGATGACTTACGTTGTGAAAGAAAGCGGAAAACTCGAAGCCGAGGATGGTTGTTATGACGACTGCGTAATGTCGCTGGCGATCTGCAACCACATCCATGACGGTGTTTGGAAACCCATTAAAGTAACCAGCGACCACTATGTGGAAGCCATTTAGGAATGACACATGGCAAGAACGAAGCTGAGCGATGAAAAGCTCTCAGCTATCCTCGCCAAGGCTGTCTCCAACTCAGAACATCTAACAGACGGTAAGCTTGCCAAAGAATGGGAAGAGGTGAACCGCTACTATCGCGGTGAACTCCCAGCACCCCTACATAAGGGTGACAGCAAGTATGTTAGCCGAGATGTCTTCGATGCCGTAGACTCAATGAGGTCTACCGTTCTTGAAGCCTTCTCTGCCAACCAACGTATCGTCATGTTCAGACCTGAAAGGGGAGAGACCGCTGACGAGGCTAAGCAAGCGACTGAATACTGTCGTCATGTTTTCTTCAAGGAAAACTCAGGTGAGGATATTCTTTATGATGTCCTTTCGGATGGTCTTAAGCACCGCTTCTCTGTGGTCAAGGTCTACTATGAAGATGACTCAGAAGAACAAGAGTATGACTTTGACAACCTGACTGAAGAAGAGTTGGTGATCCAGCTTGAGGAATATGATGACTATGAAATAACAGAGTCGTCCATTTCTGAAGAGGGCCTATACTCAGGCTCCTTTACTGTAAAAACCAAGAATCAACGTATTGTTGTCGAGGCTATTCAGCCTGAAGACATCCTTGTGGCTAACAACTCAACTTCCCTTAAGGAAGCAAAGTACGTTATCCACCGCACACCTAAAACCCGTTCTCATTTCATTAAGACCTACGGGAAGAAAGCCATAGAGGGGATGAACTTCCACACGGACAATACCCTTACCTTTGAAACCGTAAAGCAGACCCGCTTTGACAACATTGGTCAGGTCCTGGCGTCCAGTGACGGATATGACGAGTCAGTTGAAGAAACCATCCTGTATGAGATTTACATCAAGTTAGATATGGATGGGTCTGGTATCTCCAAGTTGTGGAAGATTGATTATGCTGGGGGTAAGGTATTTCGGAAAGAGCAAGTAAGTCGCAAACCATTTGCCAGCTTTGTGCCCCTCCCTGTGTCTCACACCTACTACGGCGAGAACTTTGCTTATTCTGTGATCCCAACGCAGAACGCTAGAACTGTCCTGATACGTCAGATCATCAACCACACGCTGATCACAAATAACCCACGTCAGCAGGTGCTAAACGGTACCCTGCTGTCCCCCCAGGAACTTCTTGAGAACCGCCTTGGGGGTATTGTTAACGTGAGGCGTATGGACGGCATTGCGCCAATTCCCCAAGCCCCAATGAACCCCTTTGTCTTCTCCCTCATTCAAATGATTGACGAGGACAAGGAGGAGGTCACCGGCATAAGTAAGCTGTCTCAAGGTCTGAACAAAGACGCTATATCTACTCAGAACTCTGAGGGTATGGTTGAACAACTCATCTCAGCTTCCCAGCAACGTACCAAGATCATCTCTAGACGTTTTGGCCTGTTCATTCGTGATCTGTACCACCTGATCTATCACACAGCCGTTGACCATATTGATGAAGCTGAGTTCATGGAAATCACAGGGAACTATGTTCCGGTCAATCCATCACTGTGGAAAGAACGATCTGCTGCCTCGGTCGAACTCACCCTTTCCTATGGGGAGCAAGAAAAGGAAGCGATGAAATGGATCGAGGTTGACGCTGCTCTGTCACAAGACCCTGAACTCAAGCCGATGTACTCTATCGAAAAACGATATGAGGTCATCACTAGGGCAATGCAAGCTAGGGGTATTGAGGACATCCAGTCCATCCTGATGAAACCTTCTGAAGTTGAGCCTCAACAGCCCAGCGAGATGGAAATGCTTCAGATTGAGCAAGTGAAGTCTCAGATAGAGTATCAAAAGGCCCAAGCTCAGGCGATGATTTCAAAGGCTGAGACGGACCGCATTAAAGCTCAAGCTGATCTAATTCGCGCCCAAGCCGAAGCTGGCTATAAGCAGGCTGATACAGCACTTGAGATGAAGCGTCTCGACAATGACATCTTCGTTGACCGTGAAGAACTTGCCCTTGCCGGTAAGGCTGCGGAACAGAAGGCAGTCTACAACCCATAACTAAGAGGGTTCCTTTGGATCAGTCCAAGGGAACCCCAGGGGTACTCATGAAGCTAACCAAAGATCAGGTGTATCGCTACGGAATGGAGATACGCCGGATGATAAAAACTGAAGCCTTTGAGGCCGCAGTTGAACTCACCAGAACAACCTACCAGATGAAGTTCTTTGATACCTCGTATGGGGACACATCTGCCCGTGAGCAAGCATACCGCCAAAACGTGGCACTTAATGATCTGCTCGAAAGTCTCAACGCATTTGTCGTCAACGCTCAGTCACAAGACGAGCAAGACGACGATATAGAATAAGGAACCTCCATCCAAATGGACGAGGAAACACAAGACTACACCATTGACGAACTCGTTGACAAATACTTCGAGGACACCAAGAGTGAACGTAAATCGGTAAAAGAACCGACAGACGGTGATCCTGAAGAAGAAGACATCGAAGAAGGCTCCGAAGAAGAGTCTGAAGAGTCCGAAGAAGAGTCTGAAGAGTCAGAAGATGGTGATACAGACGAAGAGGAAGGTGATGAGCCTCCTGCGTCTACCAAAGCAGACGACGAATCTGAGGTCACTGTCCAAGTGGACGGGAAAGACCTGACTGTCAAAGTTAAGGACCTTAAGCGTCTGTACGGCCAAGAAGCATCCTTGACCCAAAAGTCACAGGCTGTATCTGCTGCCGCTCGTACACTTGAGACCCAAAGCCTTTACCTTGCGAAGATCATCGACACGCGTTTGAAATCGGCTGAGGCTAAGGTAGCCAAGTACAAAGATGTTGATCTGTTCAAGGCAAGTCGTGAACTTGAGCCTGAAGAGTTCGACGCCCTCCGTGCTGCAAAGGCCGATGCCGAAAGTGAGTTCAAGCTTCTTACCGAAGAGGCTCAGGATTTCATGACTCGAGCAACTCAGGCCAGAACTGAGCTTGTGAAAGAACAGGCCAAGGTCTCTCTTGTAGAAATCAAGAAGGCCATCCCGGAATGGAACGACAAGCTCTACTCTGACATTCGTCTCTATGCGATTGGGCAGGGACTCGACCGGGATACAGTAAACGAAGTGATCGACCCTGGTGCAATCATCATGATGCACAAGGCGATGCTGTTCGACGCTGCAAAGGCTAAGTCGGATAAAGTGATCAAGAAGGTTCACAAGGCCCCCAAAGGGGTGGTCAAGAAGTCCGATAACACCAACGACTATAAAGCCTCCAAGGCAAATCAAATCTTCAAGAAGGCCCAAGCTACGGGAGACATTGACGATATTGTCGATGCCGTTCTGGCCGCAAGAAACAACTAAGAAGGAGAGCCATATATGTCTCTAGCCCACCTGAAGTCTTTCGACCTTGTTGGTAAGAAAGAAGAAGTCAGCGACATCATCTCGCTGATCACTCCCTCGGATACCCCGTTCCTTTCGAGCATTGGTACCGAAAAAATTGGAAACGACCTGTACCAGTGGCAGGAAGACCAACTGCGCGCTGTGGCTGTTAACGCTCGTCTGCAGGGTGCGGATGGTGTTGACTCGACCCGCGACCAGCCGATCATGCGGACTAACGGTACTCAAATCCTTGCTGAGACGTTCCGCATCGCTGGCACTACCGACGCAATCAAGACCTATGGTCGCGACAAGACCTCGCTCCGGGAATTGATGAAGACCGGTAAGCTGCTGAAGATGGACCTTGAACACGCTCTCGTCGGTACCGGCCAAACCTATGTGGTTGCCGCTGAAGCCGTGGCTGGTCAGTTTGCCGGTGTGCAGGCCCAGATTGCCGCTGGTACGACTACGACCCTTGGTACCGCTGGCCCCCTTACTGAGACCCTGATCATTGAACTTCACCAGAAGCTCTATAACGAAGGTTCTGACGGCTCTGTCCTGATGGTCAAGCCCTCGGACTCTCGCATCATTGCCGGCTTCGCCCAGGCATCTGGTCGCTCTATGTTCGTTGAGAACGGTCAAACCAAGGTCACCAACGTGGTCAACATCTACGAGTCGCCCTTCGGTACCGTTCGCGTGGTCAAGAACCGCCGCATCCGCGCCCAGAACGCCCTGATCTACGACGCAAAGAACTGGAAGCTGGCTGTGCTGCGTAACTGGTTCACTGAGAAGCTGGCCAAGACTGGCGACGCCGATCGCTGGATGGCCGTTGGAGAGTTTGGCCTGAAGCACGCCAACCGCCTGGCTTCGGCGCAACTCGCTAACCTGACCTAATGAGTGGGGCCTTGGCCCCTCTCTTAGCCAACCAATAGCCCTCCTTTGGATTCCGTCCAAGGGAGGGTTTTCTTATGGAGTCTCCATGAATCTCTACAGTAACCACATTGGCGCGTCTGAGACTTTCATTCTCAATGCTACCGACGACAATGATGTCATCGTCACGGAACAACATCTTGGTAAAGACTTTTGGGACGATCTGGATAACGCCCAAGAAGCGTTTCAATTCCGATTTAATGGCCTGACCCCCGTAGCCTCTATCCCTGAAGCCCTTGTCAACAAGTGGCTCCGTGAAGGCTTCGATGTGTGGTCGGCCCCCGCAAATGAAATCAACCGCAAACTTCGTATAGACGGGTACGACCGCTTCATCATCTCTGGTGACACTCGGTTTGACCACTGAGTGTCTATTGGACTGATCCAAAGGAACCCCAATGAATTACGGCGAACTCAAGGACTATTTCTTAGAACTCCTAAACCGAAACGACATTACAGATACACAGACTGATCTGTTCATCTCTCTTGGTCTAAGACGTATCGAACGATTGCTTAGGACCCCCATGCAGCGTCCTTCAATTTCATTCACTGTTCCTGCTGATTGGGATGGTGGGTTTGGTATTCCTGACGACTACTTGGGGTTCTACTACCTCAAAGTTAATGGAATCCCCATCAGTCGAATTTCAACGAACTCAGCCGGAAAGCCCTATCCTGGGACTCCCTCAGAGTTCTACATGGATCGTGGTAAGTTCATGTTCAGACCCACCCTAGTTGAGGGTGATGTAATTGACTTCGGGTATTACCAAGAGTTTCCCCAAGGGGTCTCAGCCGAATCCTATACCAACTACTCCGTGGTTATTACCGATCTGGTTGTATATGCCGCTCTCATTTATGCTGCCGATCTATTTGTAGATGTTCGTAAGGCTGATTTCAGTAACTCATTCACTGAGTTTATGAACGAAGTGCAGCTTATGGCAGATCGTGATGAGATGTCAGGCGGCGTTTATGTAAGAAATCCTTACGAAGGTACGTGTTAATGGCAAGTTCTTTTTATACCTTTTACGGTAATCAAGGTGAAACAGGACAAGACCTGATTGATCGCCTTACTCAAGTTACAACCGCATATGAGTTGTGGATCGAGCTTGGCAATACTGGAACCATGCAAGACTACTTGGATAGTCTTGTTGGACCCCAAGGACCTGCTGGCGCTGCGGGTCTTGCTGGCGCTACAGGAGCTACTGGCGCAGCCGGGGTTCCTGGTCAGGGGGTTCCTATTGGTGGGACTGCTGGTCAAATCCTATCAAAGATTAATAGCACAAACTTTGCAACTCAATGGGTGACACCTCCAGGTGGCAGTACACCAACAGATGTGCAAATTTTCACCACACCAGGATCGTCCACTTGGACCAAACCTTTAAACGCAAGATCGGTTTATGTGTCCCTTATTGGCGGCGGCGGGGGCGGCGGTTCCGGTCGCAAATCAGCGTCTGGAACACTTGCTGGCGGCGGCGGCGGGGGCGCCGGGGCCGGAAGGTCGGTCAATACTTTCAATGAGGCTGACGTTCCCGACACTGTGACAGTCACCGTTGGCGCGGGCGGTACTGGCGGCGCATCGGTGACGGCAAACTCAACAAACGGAAACCCAGGCACTACTGGTGGGTCGTCGTCGTTTGGTGCGCTTCTCAGTGCAGGCCCCGCAAATTTTGGCGCAGCGGGCACGTCAACGGCTGGTGGCGCTGGTGGCACCACAAGCCGTGGCGTCTTTGTCGGCGGTTCTGGCGGTGCCGGTGGTAACGGCACAACAGTGGCGGGGTTAGGGAATGGCGGCGGGGGTGGCAGTGCCGGTGGTGGCGGTGGCGGCGGCATTGCCGCAACACCGGCCAACCAGGCGGGCGCAACTGGTGGTTCTTCCCCGACTTCTTCAATCTCAGTGGGTGGCGTTGCCGGTACGGCGGGAGGCGGAAACGGCAATATGGGTACTGCCGCCGCTGTAAACTCCACCTTCCCCGGAAGCGGTGCCGGTGGTGGCGGTTCAAACATCGCGGGCGATGGTGGTGCCGGTGCCAACGGTTCGATCTACGGCTCTGGCGGTGGGGGTGGTGGCGCGGCACTGGACGGCCAGGGCGATTCTGGCCGAGGCGGCGACGGTGCGCCAGGCATGGTCCTTGTGATTACCAATTTCTGAGGTGTGGTATGCAGTTTTTGCTCAATGCTGACGGAAGCGTCCCCCCTGGAACCAACCTTGTGGCGCTGACCGCTGCCGGGGTGCGACTGGTCCACCCGACCACACCCCCTGTGGCCGCGCCGGGTATGCTGGTGCGCGATACGATCCAACCGCAGGAGATTGATGGGGTTTGGTGGCAGGTCTGGGAACAGGTTCCACTACCTATCGTAGATGATCTACAGAATCTATCCCAATCTCAGTTTACCTTTCTGCTGTCTATATCTGGACTAGATGACCTTTGGACCACTCTTGAAACCACCCTTAAACCAATCAATACCCAACTTTACGCCACCCTCCGTGGCTCTAGGTTCCGAGAAAGTTTCAGATTTGATGAAACCCTAAAACTGGTGGGTCTATTCTCCCCATACCTACCAGAAGGCTCACCTCAAATAACCCGTGAGTTTTTAGAACCTCTCTGGGTAACTGCTCTTAAGTTCTGACTGCTTTAGACTAATCCAAAGGAAAACCAAGATGGACAAAGAAACCATCGGGAATCTTGGAGACGCTTTAGCTGGCGTCTCTGTTCTCGCTACACTAACTCAAATCCTCCCCCCTATCGCAGCGGCCTTTGCGATTATCTGGACCGGCATCCGCATGTACGAATGGTACAGGTTTCGCATTCTTGGGAAGAGGGATAAACAAACTGAGGTCTTCAAGTGAATATTATTGAGTTCATTATTGGACTGTTCTTTGGTGCCCATAAGGGGGAACCTGAGACGATCTTAGGGATTAGCGACAAAGGTCTTCATATAATCCAAGACCATGAGAAGCTTCGTCTAACGGCTTATCTCCCAACGCCCAATGATGTGTGGACTATCGGGTGGGGTCACACCAAAACGGCAAAACCCGGTATGACGATTACGGAAGCTGAGGCTGAAAGGCTTCTTAGGGGCGATCTCGATTGGGTAGAGGCAGCCATTGCCGATCTGGTGAAGGCACCCCTGACCCAAAACCAGTACGACGCTTTGGCCTCTTTTATCTTCAACATTGGTCGTACTCAATTTAGCAATTCCACCATGTTGAAGCTTTTGAACGCCAAGGACTACGAAGGGGCCACTGCTCAGTTTCCCAGGTGGAACAAGCAAAAGGGTAGGGTACTCAAAGGCCTTACCAATCGGCGTAACCAAGAACAACAACTCTTTCTATCATAACCCTGAAAGGATATACGATGATTGCCAAAAAAGTAGTAGGCATTCTGGCCCGTCATGCTACGACCGCAGCCGGTGCTATTGCCGGTGTCGAAGGTGTGAATGCAGGAGACTGGCGTGTCACAGCCATTGGCGCTGTTGTCTCCATTGCTGGTATGTACTTCAGCTACCTGGAGAAACGTACCCGCTAAGGGGCTTCATCATGAGTAGGTCTATTGAAGGGGGGTGATCCAGTATCTCATTGGGTCCCCCTGTACGACCACATGATACTCCTTTGGACCTGATCCAATGCAAAAAAAACGCCCAGCCAGAAGATTCCCATAAAGGGTTTCAACTGGCTGGGCTTTTTTTTGTTTATACTTCTGCCGTCTCTGGGAGACCAGTTGCGGAATAACCTTCGATACTATGAAGGGTGTAGCAAAATAGGACTTTCTCCGCACCATCGCGGGTGTGAATGTAGAGTACCCCATCAGAGACCCCAAATCCTTCCACGTTCTTGTATGTACGTGGGAGCTTCTGAGGCATGTAAACCATTAGCTCAATTCCAGTAGTCTCTGGGGCGGTCTTAATCTTAGTCTTCTTCATTGCTTCTTTCTCTGTTGTCTTGGTGGTCTTCGATGAGTTGCCTTGCGAAGCTTCATCTCAAGTTCATTGATCTTATCGCGCTGGGCTTCAATGATGTCAGCCAGGATGTGTTCAGGAGCTGTGTTAGAGTCTCTAAGGAGTAGGA